CTCAGCGTTTCTTTTGTCGTTGTTGGTCATTACGCCATTTAATGTAATCACTGGTACTCATTTTTGAGGGGTCAGTCGTTACATTGCCACCTGATACGGTTTTAACAGGCGGCGGCGCACTGGATACCGCTTTAGGCTTTGGTACATTTGTTTTTGCTGCAATCTCGCCAATAGCCATTAACTGTTGGCTTGGGGGTAATGCGGCAATCCGATAAGCTTCACTTATGTCTTTGCCCAACATATACGCAATTTCTGCGCCTTTTGGATGTTGTGCAACTGCTTCAAGTGCCATCGGTGCAAATTCAATACTAGCAACATTGTTAAATACTGCGTCAAAATCAGGAGCAACCGAACGCACTTTGTCCACTTTAGCAACCCAGTCTTGAGCAACTGCTTGCGCCTGGGTTTGTTGTGCTTGTTGGCTTTGCGTGGCCTGCGTTTTCTGATTAAGCTTGTATTCTGCTACGGCTTCAACGTAATCATCCAAAGTGTCAAATTGGCTAATATCAGGTGCTTCTTGCTTTGGTGCAATTTGCGCCCGTAATTGCTCTAATTCGGCTTTTAAACGGTTAGATTCTGCAATGGCTTCATACTTTTGACGGGTAACTTTATCAATGCGCTTCTTAACGCCTTCGGGTAGGCTGCTTTCGTCGTGTTCTTTTTCGGCTTCTTTGGCTTCAACTTCAGGTTGTTCACCTTCAGTTTCTACCTTTTCAGCTTCAATCGGCTCGACTACTTCGACCACAGGTGATGAATCCTGTACGACATCAGACTGAGTAGTATCACTCATGGGATAGGGTTTCCTTGAATCGGATTTACACGCGCCATCACGGCGACCTAGTTTTAACTGTCTAGTAACAGTAAATACAATTTATTCTAATTGCTGCTCATTGTCAATAAATGGCAAGTTTGCACTAGCAATATCACCCATAGGCATATCATTTTGAGCCATCATTTCGGGTGGTAGCTCTTGGCCTTGCATCATATCGCCTTCTTGCCCATCCCATTGCAACTCAGGAGCTTCTTCTTGCTCGATTTCTTCGGGTAGCTCAGGTTGTTGTGCAGCATTGGTTAAAGCATCGTTAATAATGGCCGCCACTTCATCCATGCTCATGCCATAATCCTTAGCTAACTTGGCAAACTCAATCTCGGCCTTAACGTCAATCTCATACTTCTTGAGCCTTAACTCATCGTCTTTGTCGTCCTTCTCATCTTCTAGCAACTTAACTTGCTTTGTTAGCTCATCAATTTGTTGTTTGCCCTGCTCAATCATCGCTTGGACTTCGGGCGGTAGTTGTTTGCCTTCGCCGTTTTCATCTTCATTTTCTTGCAATTGTGGCGGTAGCATCTTTTTCATGCGCTCGGCAATCTCGTCCGCGCCGTCCCAATCCATCGCTTTAATGATTAAATCACCCGCAATCTGCATAATCGCAGGATTAACACGGGCAATCTCGACCATGCTATTAAGTGCTTCAATACGCTTAGTTGCATAACTTGCGCCTTGCGTGACTACTAAGTCATATTTTCCAACAGTTAAATCTATGTTTTTAGGCTCGCCTTTTTGCATGACTACTTGATTGATACGCTCTAATTTCTTTGAGCCATCACTACCCATCACCGACACAACACGCGCCGCATCGTAGATTTTAGGTATTAAGTCGATGATGATTTTGCCTGTCCATTTAATAGCGCGTGCGATGTTGTCAATGTACGCAAAGTTAGCAGTATCGCCTTTGCGTTGTTGCGCTAGAATAGCCCGTCCCGATTTCTCGTTATCTTGTTCGCCTAATGACGCACTAAATATGCCTGTGGTTGACTTCATTTCGTCAACGCACATCAAGGCCGCTTCTGTTGCGCCTTTGTCCATGATTCCTGCGCTGATACGACTAGGTGTTGGCGATTGCGTGTCATTTACGACCAAATACGGAGCATTAGACGTCAGGCTTTCTTGCCATTGCTCCTCATAGCCTTCAATCTGTTTGGCAGTCACTAAGACAGGAGCTTTAGGAGCTAATGCTTTTTGCTCAGTGTCAATCGTGCGCCAGTAGTTATACATTCGTTGCGGGTCTTTAGCGAAACGTACAAGGCCGCGTAATGTACGCTTACCGTCTACTAAATCCTCTTTGCCATTAACGCCGACAATCGGCAAATACTTACCTGCCCAGTCGGTTGTTTCTAAAATACCTGCACCGCTCATCATGCAGCACTTAATCTTAGTGATTGTCGTCTCACGTTGATTAACGACATTAAAGCCTTGCTCTGGCTTCTCTAGTGTTACCTGTGTATTTCCTTCAAAGTCTTGCACCGCGTAGAGTGTTGCCTTTTCGTCAACTTTATGCCAATACTCAGCGACAATCACTTGATCTTTATCAACAATCCAATCGCTAGTGAAGTCATCAAAGTTATAGCTAGACTCATCATCTTTAGGCCATCTTGCCTTGTACTCATCTTTCGTTAGCTTAACGCGCACTGTTACATGACGTGCATCGCTATAGTCTGGCAATACCGCATTCTTGTCAAAGTAAACAGATAACGGGTCACTAATGCGCTCGATGCAAATAATCTGATTAAAACTATCCTCGCTTTCGTACTCAGTTTTAACGCGCCACGCTCCAAATCCGAAACAGGCCGTATTCTCGACGGCTGTATCATAAGCAAAGTCAGCGTTACTTTCGTTTTGAATTGCTCGAATAAGGCCATCATAAATTGCAGCAATATCTTCGTCGCCATCTTCGCCAGCGTGAACTTTAATGCTTGGCTTGTTTTGCCGCGCATCGCCTACAATCTGATCAATAAACGCTGGTAAACGGTTAATCGTTTGGATAGGCCGACCCGATAACTCCCGACCCTTCCGAATTAAATCAGGCCACTGGTCACCTGCCGCGAATCGTTGGTCATCACGCATCAATTCGCGCTCGTCACTCTTAGCGTCAATATCGGCTTTGATGTTGTCGCAATACTGCGTATATAAATCCTGGTCTTTCATGTTGTCGTCTCGACAATAAAGTAATTATTAACCCATCCAGCCATGTTGAACGTAAGCCTTTTTAATCGGCTTATGCTTTACTGATTCTTTGAACGCTACAGCCATATAACGAAACGCATCGCAGCCATGCGACGACCAATCGTGTGCTGGTATGTTGCGCCTGTTGCCGTTCTTGTCGGCTTCATAATGATAATACTCTAAGGCTTTTATGCCTTCTTTGCACTTATTTTCATCTATCCAAACATTCGGCATAGCCATACGCACCGCGTTAATGCCGTTATCAATGCCTATCTGTGGAACTATTTCAACACGCAATCCAAAGCCCTCGACAATCTCTTGAATAGTTTTACCTGTAGCTAAGTTCGCGTGTCTGCCATCGTGGGGCAGATAATGACGCTCGAAAACATAAGGCTTTGACTGTATAACTCTAACATAATGGTCAATACTCTTTCGATTGTCTTCAATGTAATCAATGACGCGGTATTGCATCGCCACCATTTGCACAAACCAAATAGCGGTACTGTCACCAAAGCCCAAATCCCAAAAAGTATAGACTGGCTTGCTTGGCTCGTAAGGTACGTTAGATATGCGCCCGTCAAGCCGCATCTTTTGCATTTCGTCTTTATAAACTGCACCATCTAAAACCTTGAGACAGTGGCCTTCCCAAACCCACAAATACTTGTCTAAATCGCGCTCTTTTAAGTCGTTTTTCTCATCAATCAATTCTTGGCTTATGTACTTATTATCTGTCCAATTCATCTTGATAGATACGCAATTAGCAGGAGGATTACTTACAAACCTAACGTAAGTCGCATCATCATCAAACTTCGGATTAAAACTAATCCAAATCTCGCTATTGGCTTTTCTGATTGTTGGCACTAAAACATCCCAAGACATATCGCTAATTGCTTCGGCTTCCTCAGCCCAGCAAATATCAATACCTTCCATCGATTTTATTTTAGTGATGTTGTGCTTGATGCCCTCGAATATAAACTCAGTGCCGTTTATTTTGCTAAAGATAGTCGTGTTTTGAATCTCATAGAATGATTGTAAGCCTAAGACTTCAATCTGTTGTGATAGCAGTTTGTGGACTGACTCAGCGATAGAGTTTTGAACCTCACGAACGCACAAGACGCGTAGCTTCTTACTTGCGCCGATTAGCAGTAACGCCCTAGCCATTGCCCACGACTTACCGCTACCGCGCCCACCATATAAAACCTTATAGCGTGATGGCTTGAATAGAAACTTAGTTTTAGGTGGGAACTTGGCGACTGATTCACTCATCAAACTCCACCTTGATATTGATAGAGTGTTGAATCGCTTCACCATTCGCGCCAGTAACTTCTTGCACGTTTGTCTCTTTCCAACCCATGCGCGTCTTAGCCCAAAACATGGCTGCCCTTACGCAATCGCTATGTGTTGCGCCTGTAGCTAATGCTTGGCCGCTTGCTGCTTGATATAAAAACTTACCAACATTTGCATTAGCTTTTATTGCACTATTGTCTAATTCGTCTTTGTAGTATTTATACAGCGTTTTATCATCTATGCCGATATATGCCGCAACTTCTTTAATAGGTACACCGTAAGAGCGCAAGGCAACTATTTCAGCGCGTGTTTTATCGGTTGGTTG